TCATCAATGGTGCTATGACAAGGAGTTGCAGTGGCAGTTGTTAACAGTTACTGGCACGATGCTTGGCTCAAGGAGATTGACGGACTTGACTTTACTAAGGCACGAGTAGCAGGTAGAGCAACCAAGGCTAACCCTGATAGGGAGAATGGCGTTTGGTGGTACGAACAAGGTTCCAAGTGGACAGATGACTACATCACTTGGCGCAAGAACAATCCTGATTGGAAGATTTGGACTACCCCACAGGGTGCCAAGGCTATCGAATTAGAATTGAATCCGAACATTGCTGGTGTACCAGTCAAGATGTTCATCGACAGAATCTTTGAGGTTAATGGACAACTTGTGATTGTCGACCTTAAGACTTCTCGCACACGTCCACAGTCTGACTTACAACTAGGCTTCTACAAAGTAGGAGTCGAGATGATGCTCGGAGTGGAAGTCAATCTAGGCAACTACTGGATGTCTCGTGAATCGGGGACAGGAGAGATGATTGACCTAAGTAGATATACCAAAGACACACTTGAATACTTTGTTGATGGCTTTGACAAAGCACGAAAGGCTGGTATATTTCTACCGAACCTACAATCGTGCAGTTTCTGTGGACTCACAGAGCACTGCCAATTTACGAAGAAGGATAAATAATGTCAGCAGAAGAATGGAAGTTGCAGGTATCCATCAAGACTCCAGCAGGTGACTTGATTAATATCCGCGCTAACACAGCAGAGGAACTCAGTGTGCTACTAGAAGGCATCTCTGATTACTCAACACAAATTGCAGCAACTCAGAAGATGGTACACGGTGCTTACAATGTATCCCCTTTGGCGACCACTACTTCAACAGTAGACAATCCGCCTTGGGCTACCTCCGCACCCGCCCCGACAGTGGCTCCGTCCGCTACGGGTCTGTCATCACCGACGTGCGTACACGGTCCTCGCAAGTTCCTTTCGGGAATCTCGAAGAAGAACGGCAAGCCTTACTCAATGTACGTATGTCCACAACCACAGGGAATGGACCAGTGTTCCCCAGTGAACGGCTAGTCCAAGGGACTATGCTATAATAGGATTGGTTGAGGGGTAGTTATTCAGGGGAAGGTGACTGCCCCTCTTCCAACATAAGACAGGAGATGTAATGCAAAAGACTTTAGAAGTACATTTGCAAGAAGAACGCGAAAGAATCGCACGCAACATTGAAGGTGAGTTATGTTTCTATTTAAGAAACAATCATAGAACAGATGTTGACCCAAACCTTTCGTTAGGATTTTCACAGGCACTTGCTTATATTGCAGACCGAGTTAAGAAAAACTTTAATGTTGAATCTGCAACAATCAGGTATACAAATAGATGAGAACACTCGTCCGTTCGGTAGGTCGTTCGGACATTGGCGGAGAACCATTACCCCCAGTATTCAAGACCTTCAATACCAATAAAATTATTTGCCGACGCTCTGAGGTGTCGATGTTTGCTGGTGTCCCAGGTGTGGGAAAGTCCACTCTGGCACTGGCTTTAGCCCTTCGTATGAGGGTGCCTACTCTTTACATATCAGCAGATACTAACTCGCACACTATGGCTATGCGCCTTGCGTCAATGATTAGCGGTAAGAATCAGACAGACGTTGAGTACCTGATGGAACGTGATGCTGGTTGGACTAAGGCTGTACTGCAGAAGTCATCACACATTGTCTGGTCATTTGAATCTAGCCCTACTCTGCTAGATATTAATGAAGAGGTCGAAGCATTCGAGGAACTATGGGGTTGCCCACCTCAAGCAATCTTCATTGACAACTTGATGGACATAGCAACCGATGGTGGTGAAGAGTTTGCATCTATGCGTGCAGTGATGAAGGAGTTAAAGTTCCTAGCACGTATTACTAATGCAGCAATCATTGTCTTGCACCATACATCTGAAGCGGTACCAGGCAACCCAACTCAACCACGCTCTGCATTGCAGGGTAAGGTCGCGCAAATTCCTGCACTTATCTGTACACTAGGTGTAGTGGGTACGTCAATGGGCGTATCACCTGTGAAGAATAGATACGGAAGGGCTGATGCTAACGGCAATTTGCTTGCCTGGCTAGCGTTTAACCCTGAGTATATGTTTGTAGACGACATACCAGAAAACGGTGGATGATGATTAGAGAAGAAGAAGACGACACAACTCAGGAAGTACGTGCTCTTGTGTTGCTTGGTCTTAAGTCTGAAGTAGCAGTGCTGGTTGATAAGATTCAAGCAGCCAAAGTACCAGTCACAGATGAGTGGACTGATGGACTTAACGCTGGTCTTGATTGGGCAGTGCGTATTCTGAACAAGGATAAGAGTACGTCTTAAGTGATAGAGATTGAACTATCTAAATCAGAGGTAGACAATGCACTTGATTTTGTCCACCGTATGCGTGAAGATAAAAAGGAACACAGCGTAACTGATAAGAAGTTCGATTCTAATAATACATCTTGGGCTGTAAATCTTATGGGTTACCTTGGTGAATTAGCAGTTGCTAAAGCATACGATGTTAATCCTGATACAAGAGTACTCACTGGTGGTGATGAAGGTCACGACTTAATTATTAATGGCAAGAAGATTCAAGTCAAGACAACTACCACTAGCAAACTTATTTTTAACAGCAAGGAATTATTCTCTGCCGACTATGCTATCTTAGTACAGTTACTCGGAGATAAAAGAATGCCACATCTGAAACCACAGTTCATTGTGTGGGGTTGCATATCAAAGGAAAAGTTTCTTGATGTATGCTATGAACAAGACTTCGGGTATGGGATTAGATTTGTTTGCAACATCAACGATTTAAGTCAGGAACTTAATGCCATCACAGTCGCGTAAGCACAGAGGGTACCGAAGCCAAAAGGTTTGGGCTAACTTCCTAGCAGAGAATGGATTTCCATTTGCCGAATCTACTGGTGCTGGGCGTAGTGGTACTGACATCACTGGCACAGTAGGTATTGACTGGGAGGTCAAGGCACGCACAGGATTTAATCCCGCTGCTGCCGTGGCACAACTGAAGGATAGAGACAAAGGTGACCTCGGCATTGTGGTCTTAAGACTTAACGGACAAGGCGAGAAGTCTGTCGGTGATTGGGTTACAATTCTTAGAGGTGAAGATTTAGTGTGGCTACTACGGGAAGCAGGGTATGGTGATAAAAATTGACAATGACTTGCCATCAATCAGAGCAGTCCTTGAACACTACGGGGCGACCTTACGCAGTACTCACGGACAGGTCAATCTTAAGTGCCCCTTTCACGGAGACTCGCATCAGTCTGGTACGGCGAACCTCGATAAGAACATCTTCATCTGCTTTGCCTGTGGTGTACAAGGTAACAGTATTCAAATCATCGTGCATCAAGAGGGGTTAAGTTTCTATGAAGCAAAGCGTTTTGCAGAAGGAATTACTGGGGAAGTCCGTGAAGAAGTACGCGGAAAGTATTCATCTGGCAGAAGATTACCTAGCAAGCAGAGGAATTCCGCTGGAGGTAGCACGGTTGGCTCAATTAGGCGTAGTCGCGGAGCCTGATACTGGTCACGAGATGTATGCAGGACGCTTGGCTATCCCTTACATCACCAAGTCAGGTGTAGTTGACCTACGCTTTCGCTCATTGAACCCAGCAGTTGAACCAAAGTATATGGGTATGACTGGGGCAGAGACTAAGATGTACAACGTATTAGATGTTGAACGTGCAGGTGACTGGATAGGAGTGTGTGAAGGTGAACTGGATACCCTTACTATGTCTAAGTGTGTTGGCTTTCCTTGTGTTGGTGTCCCTGGTGCTAACTCGTGGAAGAAACACTACACAAGATTGCTTGCCGACTTTGAAAGAGTGTTCGTATTTGCAGATGGTGATGCTCCTGGACGCGAGTTCGCCAATAGCCTCGCAAGGGAACTGCCAGTTACTGTCGTCACATTTGGGGAAGGCGAAGATGTCAACTCAGTGTTCGTGTCGCAAGGTAAAGATTTCATTCTGGAAAAGATTGGCATTTAGTGGAAGACATAGAACCACCCCATAACTATTGCAATGACTGCGAGATAGAGTTTGAGGATTCATTCCAATTGATAGACCACTTCTTAGAAGATGACGAAGAGTTCGACCCGTACTATCTGTTGCCCTCTGGATTCAAACTTATGCTAGGGTCACTACTGCGGTTTATGTTTGAGCACGCTGAGGAACCTGAGCAAATCAAACTCATATCACAGTCTACTTATGTTACACTATTTGCTAGTGAGAATGGTTACGATTTAGTAGATGAGTTGGTTGAGGATACGATTGTGAAGTCAGCACTCGTAGACTT